CGTTCCAATGCACCAAAAAAACGCGAGACGAATCCACGTTCGTGCCAATCGGCCTGCCATTCAAAAAGACAGCATCGGTACTTATATGATTGTGAACGTCCAATCTCCACCGTCGACGTTAAAGTTAAGGGTTGTTGTTGTGCACGATCCGCAAGATTCACAACCTGGAACGATGGTGATTACCGCATCAGGATCTGCAGTACACTTTAGATTTGTCTTGCAAGTTGAACTTGCAGTCGGCCAATCGACACAGCACTGTTCCTGTATTTTTGATGTGGACAGGTTGAAGTTTATAACGCCTGCCGTTTTGAGAGTTGTGTATAAACGAGAGCGAGTGATATCAATAGTCGTCGTTGTTCCGTTAGTAATACTTCCCCAAGTTCCTGGATAGCCGGTGTCGTAGTCCTCTGGAAAATCATCAAGCGACGTGCAGTCTGTATCCGATGGTTCCGAGCATGACGTGTTGGTGCATTGCGTCCAAAGAGCACTTTGCACCGTTGTTGTGATGTTCATTGTTGCGGTGACTAGATACCGGCATGCATTTGCGTCGCCAGGAGCCGTGCTGCATGTTGGACTAGGTGCTTTGCATCGAAAAACATGCAAAACGAAAGAGTTAAGCACGGACTTGATTCGATAAAATCTAGCTCTTCGGCAGCACCAGTCTTTAGTTCCGGAGCAGGTGTTGAGGTTACACTCTTCAGTCATACCGCGTTGCCAAGCCGTATAGTAAGTATCGCCTCCGTACACAAACGATCCTATGTCAAACTTTTTAGTGCAAGGATGGTTATGCGTATCGTCTGGACATGGGTATGGATCTTTGCTTGTCAGCGGTTGATCGGTGTACAAGCTTGCGAAGTCCACCAAGAGATCGTGGCTTACATTGCTGACAACCGGAGGCAATTCAGCGATCTCAGCAGTTCCACAATTGCAGCATGTGCAGCATCCAAAGCATCCCATCAGCTACACACCTCCACCGCTATCCATTTGTCTCCTACTCTAAAGCAAATAACGTAGGCACCGCTAGAAATTGCGGCTCCGGTGTTTAACACCGTAGTTCCAGACGCTGTGCCTCCAATTTGATCAAGCGTGAGAGTTGACACGACGTAGCTTCCATCGATCTTTTTCCACTGAACGCTTCCGCTTCCGAGAGTTGTTCCAGACCTAGCGGTGACAGTACTCGTTGTGACTCCGAGCCTGACGTCAAAGCCAAGATTCTGAACATTTGCACCAGACGCACCAGATGATCCCTGTTTGCCAATGGTGCGAAGCAACTCGGTAGAGTCGGCTTTGTTGAAGGCGTACATCGTCTCGGATTCGTCGGCCATCGCTAACTCCTAATGAAATCCGAAAACTCGATTTCTCTTTTGATTCTGAACGTTAGCTCTGCTGGAGGATCTCCGGCAGCAACCTGATTTCCGGCACCGTCAAGGTTGCCGATGATTGGCGTTAATCCGTCTAAATCAAAACACCTTCGGCCAAACTGGTTTGTCGGTCCAACGTCCAGCATCTTCACATCGTGCGTGTCTGGATCGTAGGTGCACTTGTAGGAAACTCGCCATGCTTGGAATCCACCAAAGTATCCTAGTTCCGCACCTGACAACTCCAGCAGCAATGTTCGAGCAGCTCGTCCAGCAAAAGTTGTCTTGTTGACGCAGTCGTTGCGATCCATCAGTGTTTTTAAGTCTTGAGCTGGATTCTCAAACTGCACGAATGAAAATTGTGCGAGCGATTTCGTTTCGGTAAGCGGTGTTTCGAAAGCCGTCCCGGCACTGTTGGCTATTTTCTGAGGCGTTGGTGTGGTCCGGTCTTCTGTAATGACCTTTTCTTTGGTTGTGAACGAATCGACCTTAAAAACCGGAACCCAGCTTGTCGGATTATCGCTCGGATTGTTTGGATCTTGCTTCTGATCCTCTTTGTTGCTCTCAAACTCGCACACTACGTCCCAGTAGAGCGGATTGACCTCGGATCGAGTGCAGGACTTTGACGTGCAGACGAGTTGGTACGGGCCGTACAGCAAGCCGACAATTGGTAGACCTGGAGTTTGGAGAAGCACCTCTTCGCGGGTAACTGACTTTGAGTCGGTAACGACTAAGAACGTGACGCTGGAAGTAAACACCAGCGTGTTGTTTGATCCCTGCTTGACCGATCCAGAGCCGCTACGTTTCTCGCCGACAATTTCGCTGGGCATGTTAGTTCCTTCCTGCCATCGCCAAGCGTGGTGCGTTGGTGTTCTGTTCCGCGATCTTTCGAAGTTCCTTCAATTGATCTTCTGCCAACTTCTTGGCCTCGGCAGCTTGCTTCGATTTCTCGTTTTGCTGTGCGATGAACTTGTAGGCTTCTACTGAGCCGGCTCGTAGAGCAGGTGCTATAGTGGATGCTAGTCCGCCAGATGCGTTTTGCACGAACCCTGCGGCAAGGCTGACGCCTGCTTGGTTCATTAACGTGTCGTCGATGAATCCTCCCTGGCGAAGCTGCAGTAGCTTTTCAAATTCGCCACGCATGCGATCCTGAGGATTGAACTGGTTGAAGAGCCGGTCGGCTTCGCGTTGGGAGTCCTTGAATGCTCGTTGGGATTCTTCAGCAGCACGCTTTGCTTCCTCTCTATAAGTCCTGAACCTTTCCTCAACTTGCCTATCCGCTTCCTGGTATGAACGAACAGTCATGGCAGCGTTTAATAAAATACCTGCTTGCTCCTCAGTCATTCCGTTTCTTATATTTCTCTCGTAATCAAGCTCCTCGCGTTTCTTACCATTCGCCGCCATTTCGTACTCATCTTGAAGCCTTTGTTTTTCCTTGAGGAAGTCAAGTTGAGCCTTTTGGTCGTTTACAGACTGTGCTTGGTTGAAGTCCGTGCCTTCACGCATCGATTTGAGTCGCTCGGCTTCACGATTGCCAAGGATCAATTGGTCAAGCTGGTAAGCAAGATCCTCACCTTGTTGTGCGTATTGCTGCGAAAGCTTGATTTGCTTGGTGAGTTGCTCATCAACCTGCTTGCTCATCACGTCTCTAGTTTGCACCTGCTTTTCGAGAAGTTCTTGATTTCTGGTTTCCTGGCTAGCGTTGGCAAGAGAACTAAATAAACCATGCGACATGAAATCGGTAATCGTAATCATCGCTGCGGTGATATTTGGACCAGCAATTTGAGCTGACGCGTCAACCATCTTGTCCGCCATCAATGCAGCTTTTTCCATAGCAGATGTTGCTATGTCTATTCCAAAGATCCAGCTTGTAATTTCTTCTTTTGCAATCTTTCCAAGAGATGTTCCGGCAGTTCGCTGAAGATTTTGAAAGCTTGTCTCCAGCTTTGCGAGATTTCCCATGAGCGTCTTGCTCATCATTTCATTCATTTGGTAGAAGCGACCACCTTCAGCGGTTGCACGCTTCAAGGACTCGGCGACCATCTGAGCGGAGATGCCACCCTCCTCCATCCTCTTCCGTAACTCGATCATCGAAATGCCAGTGTCCTCGCTGATCTGCTGAAGTGGATTGAATCCAGCATTGACCATTTGAAGAACTTCTTGGCCCATCAGCCTTCCGTTGGCTGTTATCTGGCCCATTGCCAACGCGAGCGACTGGAATCGCTCGTCATTGCCCATACTAATTTCGGATAATTGCTTCAATGTTGGCACCAATGTCCGTACGCTCATGCCATATCCAAGCAATGTTTTTCCTGCACGCTCAAAGGCAGCTGCGGCAAGCGGACTGGCCTTGTCCAGTTCGCGGAACTCCACCATTAAAGCACCGGCGATAGATTTTGATCCAGTAAGAACACTGAACGCAGCTTTTGACGCTTCAAACTCTGCTGCAAGCTGTATTGACTGCTTAAATGCATTTGCCGCAGCAGATACCGAGGCAAATCCAGCAACCATGCCCATCAGTTGGCTAATGTTTTGCTTTATAAAATTATTAAACATTGCTCCCGTGCTGTTCACTTGCTGAATGTCTGTATCCAGCTTTTTAATCGCACGAGAGTGGGTTTCCTCATTGATGGCACCCATTGCTAGAAGATCGTTGTATTCTTTTAACTTGGCAATGCGAGCTTCTTCTGAACTACGCACAGAATCCGTCAACTGGCGTCCACGTTGCATCAACGCTTCACGTTGCTTGAGAATCTGAGCCTCAAAAGCTAGTTGGTCTGCAAGTTCTTTTTCTTGCTTTTCGAGTGCGTCGGCAGCGGCGGCAGCACGTTGCATTGCTGGCGTGACAACGCCAAACTTCGCGGCGAGATGCTCTTGAGCCTGTGCCATTTGCTCTTCGCTCAGGCCAGCTTGCTTCATGGCTCGTTCAAGCAGTTGCATCTGCTTCTCAAACTTGCCAGTCGGGCCTTCTAAGTCGGTCATGATCCGACCGATAGACCGAAGCTCGTTAGATGCAAATTGACCGGACGCCTTTAGCTCCGTAATGTCCATGCCGATCTTGAGGCTAGCTGCGTTGATCGTTCCGGCCATTCTTCGCTTTCTCCAGTCCTAGAGACTTCAACATTCCGCCAAACGCTTTTTGGTTGTCGCTGCTGCTCGACGGCAACGCGATTTCGACTCGCTTCTTTGGCCGCTTCCACCGCGGTGGCATGTAGTCCTCGATGTCAGGTGGACTCTTTCCAGCCTGGCAGTAGGTGCCAAATGCCGCCTGGTGTGCGATCATGGCCGACTGTGCCCAACGCTCGCCGATTGGCTCGATCTGGTCAAACGCCTCCCAGAAGTCCAAGGCACCTTTTGGAAGAGTTTTTAGCCAGCCTCGCACGTCGACGATGCCCCACTCCAACGCCAGCCGACCGGCGAGCATCAACCGTCGGCTTCGTCGGAGTTTTTTACGAGCCCTTTGACCTCGCCAGGATCGTACCGATTGAGCTTTTGACACTCTTCGAAGAGCACTCCAGCAAGCGATCGAGGCATCGCCTTCAGCTGTGACTCGTCGTCGACAATTCGATTGCCTTCGTCATCAACGAGCATGAGTGCGATCATGGATCGACGTGCTCGGCTGAAATCGAACCTGCCAGCTTTGTCCTGGAGCATCAGCTCGTACTGCGTTCCAGCATCCTCCGTCATCTCTCGGAGTCGGTAGTTGCGTCCATCGACGCAAACAACCGATTCTTTGAGTGGTGCTGCTAGTGACGCGAAAAACTCGTCCTTATTCATCGTCCTCGTCCGATTCGTCTTGAAGTTGTGCTTGGATCGCCTCGATGACTCCCTTGAGGTGCGTCTGAGGCGGCAAGACCTGCGATTTTTCATCGCAGAAGATCCTGCGTTGATCAGCACACGCATTTACGACTTCGTCGCTGCGATGCCAAGGAAAGTTTGCCAACGGCAGAATCTCGGAATCAACAGCATGAGGCAAATAGCCGATGAGAACGCCATTGTCGAGAATCTGCCATTGAGTGATTTCAATCTCCTCGCCTTGGAGATTGATTGCCAGATGCTTTTGCAAAGTAATCATTGGTTATTACGCCACTGTGAAGGAAGGAGCAGTTGCACCATCGAAGACGATGGTGTATTCGCCTTCCATGATCTTGCCTTGCTCGCAGGATGGAAACTTTACCGACTTGACGAAAACAGTTCCCTGGAGCGAACCGGCTCCTGGATAGGTGATGGTCGCACTGATTCCAGCGTATGGTTCCGCTGTCGGAATCATCGCTGTGGTGATTGGAGGTGCCGCACCAGTCCAATAAAACGTAACTGTTAATTCTGGGTTGTTTCGGAGATCGCTTGGTCGAATCGTCTTCATTCCAGTCGTCGATAGACTGGTGGTTTCAAGTTGTTCGGTACCGATGCTGTAATCGCCGATCTTCTTAATCAGCGTGGTAATCAATCCGGTGCCGCTGATGGTGGCTCCAAGTCCGGTATCTGGTACGGTGAGTGCTGGCATGCCTATGGCTCCTTGTAATGCACCAAGAGATCAAACGAAACGATATACCGATGTTCCTGGTTTCCATCGGTCGGTGGTTCTT